AATTTATTATGAACAAAATAATATCCAACAAACGTTTTATATAATTCGTGCAGATTCACTAAAAGAACTGAAAGAACGAGATCTCTACACAGAAATTTTGATTGAATAAAGAGACAATTGTTGATAAATTAAAAAATTGAAAAATATGATTCTTTCAATGTTTTAATTATTTTAAACTATTTAAAAGCAAAACCAGATATTCCTTCAGGATTGTCCTCAATTTAATGGAAAAACAAACGTCTTATTTGGGGCTTCGTACACTGAAAGCCTCGTATCCCACCAATTATTCAAATTCATCAAATAAAAGCAATGTATCCTCTCATCAGCAAAATTTTCCCACAAACCAAAATATATATGGTGGCGGGTACACATACCCTCACACACACTCAGATACATACTTTGACCCACATTCACATACATATACACATACACACGCACACACGCGTCAATATCCACACAAATATCATTCACAAGGTCAAAATTTAAATAATTATGCACATGCACCAAAGGAAGTACCAAAAAATATCCAGATTGATAATAAAATTAAACAAACTCATCAAATAAATATCGTCAAACAACCATCTAACACTAATAATAAATATTCACAACAAATGTATTCACCCCAAATGCATTCACCCCAAATGCATTCACCCCAAATGCATTCACCCCAAATGCATTCACCCCAAATGCATTCACACGCAACATATTCACCAGACTGTCAATTACCAAATGAACTAAGCAAAACTAAACCCTTAAAAATAAGATCAGTGGAAGCAACTGATAAATATTTTAATGATATTAGAAACTTAGAAATGGTTAAGACTGCGCAATTCATTAAGGATTGTGGAAAGAATTTTAGTGCAAAAGTTGATTCATCATTAGTTGCATGCACATCATGTTCAAAATCATTCCAGTTAAAAAAGGATCACTATGAAAAAAATCCATTGTTTGGCGACTTATATCGAGAGAGATATCAAAAAGAATCTTCATTAAATTTTTTTCTCTGTCCAATTTCATTTAAACAGGATTTTTTTCAAGTCAGTGACAAAAAATGTAATTGTGTTATATGTTTTGATTGTTTAGTTAATACAACAGAAAATGTTTCTAATGAATCTGAAACATCAAACGAGCCTAATATTCGTAATACACATAATATATCATCATTTCAAATTGTACAATCACCTTGTGGCGCTAAGGGTTTCCCCTGTATTAACAATGGGACAATCAAAAGACTCAGGGAAAATCCTCTAGTGCTCTTTTCATGTGTTAATTCCGAATGCAATTTCAAGGGAAATTATTCATCGGTGGTAGAACATTTAGAAGGGTGTATTTACAAGAGAATAAAAGAAAATAATGAAGTGATTGCACATGATGAATTTTCAAATGGTTATACGTCTAATACTGAATCTAATACTGAATCTAATACTGAATCTAATACTGAATCTAATACTGAATCTAATACTGAATCTAATACTGAATCTAATACTGAATCTAATACTGAATCTAATAACGAATCTAATACTGAATTTTCAAATGCAGAATTGTCAAATACTGACACATCGAGTGAATCAAACGATAATACTCCAAGTAATTCACCCAAAATGTATCAAATTTGTGATGATGTCAATTGTTTCAAAAATAATATACTTAACCATTCATACAAATGCAGATATTTTTTCTTAAAATGTGAGAACTGTGGAGATCTTTTACCCAAGAATGATATTTTGAATCATATGAATCAATCTGTCGAATGTTTCGAGTTTTTCTTATCGAGGGTCTTTGCTTGAATTAATATGTCTTGTGCAATATTTTGTGTATGTTTTCAAAAATTTTGTCGTGGAATGCATTATTAATATTTAGTTTATTGATTACTAAATTAAATATTAATGTTGAGATGATCCACTACAAAATTTAATTTTTCACTGAGTCTGACAATATCGAGTTTGAAGCATAGATAAAGTAAAATATAAGGAATACTAAACACACCAGCAACAAACCCATAAATAAATTTAAGTAGGAAACTAGTGATTCCAAGTTTAGAATTAGATGAATAGCTCAAATAGAATGCAATTAAAAAAAATACTATGGAAAAAAATACTTTCAGAATCTTAATTAATAATTCCATAATTTTATTCTTAGTTATTTCATTTATTGCAATTTGTGATAATGATGTAATATTGGTTGAAGGAATTGATGAAAAGAAACTGGATTGTCCACCAGATTGTCCATTGGATTGTCCATTAGATTGTCCACCAGATTGTCCACCAGATTGTCCATTAGATTGTCCACCAGATTGTCCACCAGATTGTCCATTAGATTGTCCACCAGATTGTCCACCAGATTGTCCATTAGATTGTCCATTAGATTGTCCACCAGATTGTCCATTGGATTGCGCATTAGATGGATCATTAGATGAATTATTTGATGGATCATTTGATGGATCATTAGATTGATCATTAGATGAATTATTTGATTGATCATTGGATTGTGCATTGGATTGTGCATTTGACGCATCATTTGATTCAGAATTTGATAATTGCGTATTGTGTTCATATAATTTTAATTTTTGAAAAGATTCTTTTTTGTTACTTGTGAAGAGATCTTGTAAAAATCCACCTGCGATATAGATATCCATTTATATTAATTGATAATATTTTTTAGCAGAAGTAAATTTTATGAAATCCAGTGAAAAAATTTGAATATTAATTATATAAAGCGAATAAGTCTATTTATACAATAATAATCATGACTGAAAATAGTATCGACTGGAACAATTTTCATCAGAATTTTATTCAGATTAATTTGGCAAATGAGATCAAGTATTATATGTCTAATGACCCCCAAAATAGCTTTAAGGATCATTACTTGGCAGAAATTAAGAAGAGGTGTTTCATTAATAATATTGAAAAAAAAGAGAATGTCACCTATATTTTAGACACAACCAATAAAAAATTCACATTGAAAACAATCAAATCGAGTGAATATAATCAAACATTGAATTATTCAATTTATGCAAAAAGATGGTCACTTCTCAAGGAGTTCCACAAGATTCAGAAGATTAGAGAATACATTAACGAATTACCTTATAAGGAATCACTGGCAGAGGGAATGGTAGCTAACAATCGAACCGAAATCTTGAGAAAAAGTATTGAACTGATCAAAGATAAAAAAAATCCCATGGTGAAAAATGCAATTACCTATGATCCCCCCAGTATGAAAATCACCGAAATTAGTTTTGTCGTGCAAGACTCCAAGGGTTTTTATCAAATTAAGAAGCCAAGTGAAAAGAAAGAAATCACGACCAAAAAAGAAACTACGGGAAAAGTAATAGCAAAAGTGAGGAGCAGAAAAACAAAGGAATAAATAAAAAACTGAATTTAATTGATCCTTATAAAAACTATATAAGGATCAATTTATTATTCTCAGTAAGTAGGTGTATAATGGATATTATTTACTATAATGCGGAGGTTGAGCTAATTCTTGAAAACGAACTAAATGGGACAAAACTTAAAAACCAAGCATATGACAAAAAAGATTTAACACAATTGATTGATTATGTATCATCAGTTATCTCAATGTATGATCAATTATCAAAAGAAACGCAACTTAAAGAAATAGTTGGGGACATTCTTAAACTTAAATTCAAAAAAAATACTTCAAATGATGCCACGCTTTACACTTATCGAGATGATATCAGGCTTAATAATAAATCAATGATGACCCTTTCGGAAAATTTCACTCATTCGCAAATCAAATCAAAGTCAGCTGAGAAATCAACAAAGGGAAAGAAAGATCGTGTGAATCAAACGGATCATACGTTGAATACAAGCAACAATGCAAGTGAAAGACTCAAGGAAAAAGTTAAGAGTAAATTAATTGAAGGATCTTCGCCAACAATTAATTTACCCCAGGAAGATCATCTTGATTATTCTAATTTTGATCCCACATGTTCTGAAATTAAATTGAACACACATAGTTTTATTAGTTCGGATGATGAGAATGAACTTACATCAAGTGAGATTACTTCAAATAAAACCACATCAAAAGTCTTAAGTAAAAACAAATTGAGTGAGAGATCAGACGAAATGCCAAATAAAAAATCAGAAGAGAAACCAAGTTTGTCATGCAAATTTATTTCATCTGATTCTGAATTTGAGTCCGAATCCGATGAGATGGATTTAGCAAAAAAATCAAGTTCAGTGGCTAAACAGAATTCACAAACCAAAAGTAAAGACAAACCACAATCAAAAAAATTTTCGAGTTCTGAATCTGAATCTGATTCAGATGATCAAATCTTTATTAGTGCAGCTGTTCTTAATATTATTAAAAAAACACATCAGCATTTATCAGATGAAGAATCGAACAATAAAACCAAGGTTGTAAGCGCATCCAACGATTTTTTTTTAACCGAGAAACAAGACCAGTATAAAGAGTCCAATACAAAAGATCGTGTATTAATTATGAGTGCTGGTGAATTAATTTCGCGAAAGTTTGAATATCCTCATCGAAAGTTCCTTGAGGAATTATATAAGGGAAGGGATGCACATGTTGCATATCTTAAGGCATTACCTCAACCTGAACAAAAAAGTGATGCATGGTTTAAAATGCGCAATGAATGTCTCACAGCAACTGCCATCGCAGCAGTAATCAATGAAGCATCGTATGATGGGCCTCATGATATTTTACTTGATAAATGCGGTAAGGGAAAACCATTTACTGAAAATATAGCATGTCATCACGGAAAGAAATATGAATCTGTTGCTAATGAAATTTATTGTTTCAGAAACAATATTTATGTTGATGAGTATGGTTTGCTGATCCATCCACAATATTCATTCATTGGTGCCAGCCCTGATGGTATTTGTACAAAGAAAAGATATCAAGGTGATGGATTATCAACGCTTGTGGGACGCTTACTTGAAATTAAATGTCCATTATCTCGTGTGATAAAGACGGAGGGCACATTGGATGGCGATATTTGTCCTCATTATTATTGGGTACAAGTACAAATTCAAGAGGAGGTGACAAACTTAGATGAGTGTGATTTCTTACAATGTAGATTAGAAGAATATGAGGACCGAAAGGATTTTTTAGAGGATACTCATTCTCATACACCATCTCTTTCTAAGACATATAATTTGGAAAAGGGGGCAATTATTCAGTTATTCCCAAAAAATAAACTTAATTGGAAGAGCCGTGATATTAATCGTTATAATTCAACTTTCAAAGACAAGGATTATGAAGATTGTTTATTTAATGCAAAATTCCTTTACCCACCCCGCATGCACATGACACCTAAGGAATTAGATGAGTGGATTGCTGGTGCCTTGAGCGATTTCCATCAGAGTGAACTCGCACAAACCTATGTATTTGATCGCGTTATTTATTGGAAATTAGTTAAGGTTGCGTGTCATTTAATCAAACGCGATAAGAACTGGTTTGCATCCAAACTCCCAATCATTGAACAATTTTGGGAATATGTTAAGTTTTTCAGATCTAGTCCTGATGAATTGGAAAATCTAATTGATTATATTCAAGATGTTGAGCGTGGGACTCTAAAACAAAAAAGAGCAAAAATTATTTTCTCCTATGTTCACAAACGATATCTCAAAAAGAATCCGCACACACGATTCCCTAATCCATTATATCAGGAAGAGGTAACTCATAATTATTACAAGAAGCACTGAGAACAACAAAGAAAAATTGAATTAAATATTTATTGTACTAAATTAAAAATCATTAATAACTCTAATTAATGACTTTTAATATTCACTTCATTGGCAAAGTTTCATCTGGTAAATCTTCTGTGATTAATTCTCTTGTGGGTCAGATTGTTTCAAATGTTTCACTTCTTCGAGAAACTTTTAATCGTGTGGAATTCACAATGAGTGCGAAAGGCAAAGATGAACAGGTTAAAATAATTGGTGCAAAACTTGACATGATACATGATGAATCAAAGAAAAATATTTTACAATTGAATACACTTGACGAAAAAATTCTTCTCGAATCACTTAATTTAGCTCCTGTTTCATCTCCACTTCCTTCACGTTGGGGATTTGATAATTATTTATTTGTGGATTATCCTGGTTTTGATGATTCAAATGATCTCAATGAAAAATTTTTCGGTGTGGTGGAAAAATGTATTTTTTCCGCGGATCTTGTTGTTTATGTGACATCTGCTGATTCTGCTTTTCGAGATGGTTCTGAAGTGCAGAGTTTTATGAAAATTAAGAAATTAATTGATGATTACAATACACGAGGAAATTATATTGAGTTGATTGTATTAGTTAATAAATATGATTATCTTGATGATTTGGATTATGAAGAAATTTACAATTTGATACCAGGAAAGATTGGAATTGAGAAAAATCTTGTGTTCAAATACAGTTCGTATCGTATGCTTTTGATTAATATTCGTCAGCATATGACACAAATCGATATGACGTTATTTGGAGATAAAACTAAAAACGAAATGAAAAAAATTTTGTTCTCTGGTGGGATTTCACCAAAAAAAGAAAATCAATTATCGCATCATGATTTAGATAAAATTCATTCACAAGAGGAATATTTTAAATTTATTAATCACTTGAAGGATTTTCATCGCATAAAGAAAATTCAAGACAGGTGTTTTTATGATTTTATTTCACACATTCTATTTGACATACTTATTTCACAATCATCCAACTGGTCAGAATGTTTCACAAAATACGCGCACTCAAATGATAACTCAAATGATAATTCAAATGATAACTCAAATGATAACTCAAATGATAACTCAAATGATAATTCAAATATTGATACAAATGTTAACTCAAATGACAAAACAAACGACAAATCAAACGACAAATCAAATGATAATTCAAGTATCGATACAGATGTTAACTCAAACGACAAAACAAATGATAATTCAAATGATAATTCAAGTATCGATACAAATGTTAATTCAAATGACAAAACAAACGACAAATCAAATGATAATTCAAGTATCGATACAAATGTTAATTCAAATGACAAAACAAACGACAAATCAAATGATAATTCAAGTATCGATACAAATGTTAACTCAAATGACAAAACAAATGACAACTCAAATGAACAATCAAATGAAGAATCAAATGACAAAACAAATGAAGAATCGAATAAACAATCAAATGACAAAACAAATGAAGAATCAAATGAACAATTAAATGACGAAACAAATGAACAATTAAATGACGAAACAAATGAAGAATCAAATGAACAATTAAATGACGAATCAAATGAGCAATTAGATGTACAATACAATGCGCATTCAAGTGATGAATCCATCAGTTTTATTATCAATGAAAATACTGATCTTGAATCAATTGTTGAACTCTGGAAATCGATCGATTATATGTGCCTAAATGAAACAAAGACAAGGATCTTCGAAAATATAATTCTGCATTTTCTTCAACAGATTAAAGAAATAAGTTTGGACAATAGAGAAAAACCCATAAGATTTTATTTTTTCGAATTAATCGCGCAATTACAATTGAAGAATAATCAGATCATAAGTAAATTAGCTGAATTTGTTGAAAAATATTCAAATATGATTGATATTGATACCTTACGTCTGATTGTATTGGAAAAACCAAATTGTTCATCAAGAGATTTACTAAAAAAAATATTATCTTCCACTGCTATTTATTCGAAATCATTTAAAATACATTTTTACGATATATCTGGTGATGTCATTACTAATTCTTATGAGAATCAAAATAAAAAATATCCTTGGTTCATCAGTAATCTCATTGATGTATTATCTGATAATGAATTAAAATATATTCTTAGCCTATGCAATCGTAAACTTAATGAACTAACTTACATGAATTTAATCGGGCTGCTTCGATATGATCGAATGATGCATTATCCTGAATTTAGACGAAACCTGATCTGGCTGTTTGTCAATCAGGGAAAAAATAGCAAATTTAATTTTTGCGACCTATTTAAAGATACTATATGTGCGGAACAACAAGAGATTCATTTAATTGCAAAAACAGAATTTAATTTATTTGATGTTCAGCTAATAACAACACCAAATGTAGAATTTGATTATGCATCAATTAAGGTACCAAATTTAGAATTATGTTATTGTCAATTGACGCCATCCGAAACCAATTTAACGCATGATCAACAGACACCATCCGAAACCAATTTAACGCATGATCAAGTGTTACCATCTAAATCCAATTTAACGCATGATCAAGTGTTACCATCTAAATCCAATTTAACACATGATCAAGTGTTACCATCTAAATCCAATTTAACGCATGATCAAGTGTTACCATCCGAAACGAATTTAACACATGATCAAGTGTTACCATCTAAATCCAATTTAACGCATGATCAAGTGTTACCTTCTAAATCCAATTTAACATATGATCAACTGACAGCATCTAAATCCAATTTAACACATGATCAAGTGTTACCATCTAAATCCAATTTAATGTATGATCAAAAGACAATATCGAATGTGAAAGAGAACAAGTTCAATTGACGATCTTCTTAATTAAAATATAAATTTATATTATAATGAAGAATAAATCGAAGAAAGGACAGAATAAGTATTCGCGTAAAATAAACGGAGGAGAATCATTTGTTTCAAAAAAAGTAGAATATACTGAGACTCAGACCGAGACCCAAATCCAAACCGAAACTCACACCGAGACCGAATCCTCAAGTTCATCCTCAATTAGTTCATCTGTTTTACGACCTGTTGGATCCTGTCCTCCTGGAAAAGAGTTATTGTATGGTACATGTCTCACTGAGCGTCATATTATTGAAATGATTCGTGCGCATAACCGATATACATTGAAAACAGTTCAGGGAAATCCTCAAGTGCATAGTTTAATTGATGAAGATCATAATAATCCCAAAAAAATGTTAGCAGAACTTGCAAAACGTTATCAAACAACATGTAAGGGAGACCAAGAGTGTCTATTTAAACAAGACTTCCTTGATGAAATGTTGCAAGAACTCAGGGATGATGTGAAACTAAATACACTTTTACCTGAGGGACCAGAGACTGCCACAACATGGTTATCAAATTTTGATATTCAAGACATTATGCGTCTTAGGGAGAATTATTATCCTGATTTCGAATTTATTGGCGCGGTTCCCATGGATTGTGATGAACATTCGATCTGTCCCTTATCTCGTCTCGATTTGAAAAATCTTTATTCAAGAGGAAAAATGAGATTGGCCATTGTCTATAATTTGGACAAAATGGGACAAGGTGGATCTCATTGGGTTGCGATGTATATGGATTTGAACAAATGCGAATGCTATTATTATAATTCACTTGGAACAGGACCAGTAGAAAATATGAATAATATGATCGAACAATTCAAAAAATTTTGCATTAATACACTAAAAAAGAATCCTCTAGTGAAAATAAATAATAAACAACATCAACGCGATACATCAGAATGTGGAGTTTATTCAGTGAATTTTATTATTCGTCTTCTTCGAGGAGAAACCTATGAATCAATTATAAATGATGAAACACCATTTGAAGAAATTAATTCATGTAGAAACGCATATTTTAGAAAAAAAACAAGCAAATTTCCTGTCTCACATAAGTGTTGAGATGATGTCTATTGATGTAAAATAATTAAGAACTTCTTTAAAAGCATTTAATTATTTGTATTTGATGCGAGTCAGTATCTTATATATTGTTCTCATAAGATGAGATAAATATTGACGTGCATCCAGATTTTAAGATGCAAACATCTGGTTTATTTTTAATTTAAAAAATAAAACCAGATCAGTAATATATCATTTATAATGAGCGATTTGATTAAACAATGGCAGGACAGAATTGAAATTCTAAATCAAGAACTTGATTCTCATCCACTTCATCGTAGTTTGGGATTTAGGTTCAAAGCTGAATCTAATTTTCAATATAGAAAAGTTCGTGAAAGAGAAATAAGTGAATTGAAACAAAGAATCAGAACTGAAGAAGAAAGATTTTTGGCGATTCATCACGCAACACAAAACGCTGAATTGATGAAACAAGGCATTGATGTTTCTAATTTCAGTGGATCGTCATCTAAGTTAGATAAAATTCTTGAAGTAACTGGAACAATTGTCGCAGGTGCTATTCTTACAGTAATTGAAGCAAATAAAAATGGAACTGATGATGTGAATACAATCAATAAAATTGATCAAGTCAAGAATGAGAATGTGCTCAATGATTCCAATAAATCCACTGAATCCACTGAATCCACTGAATCCACTGAATCCACTGAATCCAATAAATCCAATGAATCCAACACCAAGGATAAAAGACCAGAGATCATTAAATTTGAAGAACCAAAACCTGATCCACGCACTTTCGCAATTTATGAAAAATTATCTGCTTTGGTTGAAGAATATGATGTGCTCATGACAAAGAAATTTACCCTTGATGATGATCCAGATAAAATGCAACTGGAATACGATTTAATTATGAACACAATTCAACAAATAAAAGATAATACAAATGAGATTAACATATTCAAGGAAAAGATATTTGCGAATATTGATAACATGGCATCAATTCAGTATATCGCACGAACAAATCTCAAACAGTCAATATTAAATATGAGTGTGAACAATAATTCAGAGCAAGTCCAAGCACAGTTAGAATTTATTTTTAACATTGCATCAAAACAAGAACAAAACAAATTGGTGACCAAACTTAATGAAATCATTTGGCAGATCAACAATATAATAATACTTCTCCTCAAGCAAAATAAATTAATGAGAACTAATCATATTATCAATGAAATTCGCTATCTTGAAATCCAGGAACAAAAGTCAATTAATTACGACCTATTGAAAGTGGC